AGTTCCATCTTGTTCTAAGTAAATACCATTATCTGTGCCAAAATACCCCACACGTTGTCTTAGGTTTGTTTTGGGTGCATCAAAAGCAAATGTATTCATAATCAACAATGATTTGCCTGGTTGATATGCGAAAACCTTTGTTGTTTCACGAATGATCTCATCACCACTTGCACTGCCAACATCAAGTTCAACCAAACCAGCATTTGAGTTAAATGTGCTACTTGCAGTTCCAGTAGTACCCTCTGCCCACAAATCGTTATCAGCATATCTATGTGAACTATCAAACAGTGTTAGTGGTTGCGAAATTCTGGTTCTACCAAATGCGTCCGAACCAGAGTTTAGATTACCAGCAGGAACATATGTGGAAGGGCCTGCCTGCCCAGATGTCATAACAACTTCGTAAAGTGTTTTATTGTTGTTTAGTAGTTCGCCTGTGCTGGTATTAAACTGTGCCATTTATTAAATCCTCTCGTCGTAATAGTTTTTATTTAGTTCGCCCCAAGGGCCAACTGTTCTAGTTGGATAGTCATTTCCAACTTTACGACATTTGACGTATGTTTCTTGTGTATTACCGCCCGAAGGAGTAAATGATCTAATTCCAGCAGTTACCGTGCCGTTAGCCTCGCGGTAATATTGGTCGTCAGGATGTACTTTTGCGCCAAGAGCTAATGTTCCCAGTGTAGGCGCGTTATCGTATTCCCATACACCGTTTGATCCTGGTATAGTTACCCAAGCCATTATCGTTGCCATCCTTTGATATATGTATCTGAAAAGTTTGCAGCAGAAAACTGTAAACGATCTACCAATTTAAGAGCATTCTTTCCATAACGGTCAATAGCAACGAATCCTTCTTGCCCGGTTACTTCATAACCGTCTGCCGTTTTCAATAATGTTTTTAGGCCACCGACCTTTTCGAGTTGACGAACAATCATATGCTTTGCGTCAACGATGAGGTTATACATTTCAAATGCTCGAGCAATATCAGCCTTCTTATTTCTTTTAAAGAATTCCATTGCTTCGTCTTGTTTCTTTGTCCAATTGGCTTTACCTTTTGCTGATTTCTTTGCGGCAATTTCAGCAGCAAAATAATCGTTAAGATATTTTTCCAATCCATTAACAAATACCGTTGGCTTACCAACACGTTCTCCAGCACGAACCTTTTTATTAATATAAGTATTGATTCTCATATTAAGATCTTCGTTCTTGCCCATATCGTTTAATACTTGTGCTGGAATAGAACGAAATAATTTACCTGCCTTTGATAAAATACCTTGAAGCTTTGCGGTTTCTTTAGCAGTCATTGTTGCTGTACCTGACTGATCTTTAAAGACAGCATCTACTTGCCATACCGAGCTTACTTTTTTGAGATTAGGTAATATCTCCTCTCCAAAACTTGCAGACATTTCTTCAAAGCTTGGTCCTCGGTATACTGTATGCCAGACCACTCCGACCTTGGATCCGAGTATTTCCTTACCGAGGTCTGAGTTTTTAGGTACCGCGTAAACAATCGTATTAGGATGGAAAGTAATATGCGGTTCCCCGTCAATTGTATCCTCTTTAATATCACTTCTTTCATATAAAAAATCACCCTGAACTACACCTTGGATTCCAAGTTTGCTAAACTCGTCCAAGGCAACTTTCAATTTTGCATTTAAATCCCCTTTAGTGTCGGCATCAATATCGGCATATGTTTTATATACCTTGGGATTTTTATTAAAGATGCCTTTCTTGGCTACAAAGAATTCACCATCGCTTGGGTCTATACCACAGAATACCGCAGGAGCACCGTCCCATTTAACACTAACGTTTACTGAGGATTTTGAATTACCCTTTAGCATATCGCGTAGATCACGTAAATGGTTAATTACATTACGTGTACCAGTTACCCCGCCGTCGATGATTGCGTCCTCGGCGTGAGTCATATGAAGATTCTTTTCTTCGGCTATGTATTGCTTAAATCGTTTCATTTCATCAACTTTTTAATTGTCTGTAATGCCTTTTTACCATCTGGATGGTTCGGATTAATGCTGACCTCGTCTCCATTAACAAAATCAGAAATGCTAGCCGACTTGCCAATAGCAGCAATTGCTTTGTGTAATGGATCTTTTGGATCGTATCTTCGCTCAAAATCTGGTTTTCCTCTTAGTTCTACCCAACTCTTTTCTTTCGTATCCCACATCTTTAAAACATCTTGATCCTTACCACGAATCAATTTGAGCTTAATGCCTTCAGAAAGATATTTGCGAAAATTAATCATTACTTCTATATTTATAGTCTGCCATAATATGAGATGGATATAATCCACCTTGCTTATTACGAATATTTATTTTAAATTCATAACGAGGAGTTAATACTTCAATATCCAAACGCTTTGCAGAGCCTGGTTCAGGATATAAGATTGTGACCTTTTGTATTTTTGCAGACTGCATCATTTTACGTTTAGTCATTTCGTAAAACTCAACCTTCTTGCCTTTTTGGTGCACCATCCAATAACCGTATCCAACACCAGTTAACAGCATTTGCTGCAGCATTCTTTTATTGATTTTCTTTGTTACGTCAATGCGTGTTTTCTTGCCGCCGCGCTTTGCCGCTCTAGGATCGTATGACGTAAAGATATTAATAAACTCTTTCTCGTCAATTCCGAATGCCTTTAAAATACTAAGTGCTTCACGCGATTTGAATTTGCCTGCTTCAAATTCAGATGCAGGGAATACCTTCGTTACTCCTACGTTAAAGAAAGTAACCGTACCACCAAATTTTGCTGATAGATAATATGGAACACCGTCAGCCGTAACAGTTACATCAGTAACTCGTGGACCAACGTTTAAATCTCTTCCGCCGATTAGTAATGAAGCGTCTGTAACCTGCAATGGACGTTTTGTATTTGCTGCGCCGTCAGATCGTACACTAATTGATTGCGCATCCTTTAGAAAGGAATTATGCATTGCTGACATCATGTCTGGGAATTGGAAATCAGCATCAGGACCTTGCGCAATATACTTTTCAACGTCTTGAATGATTTGATCTTCAAATGCAAAACCTTTTGATTTAGAACCACCACCTCCACGGGATCCGTTACCTGCCGATACCTTAAACCCGTAATTTGTTGATAGAGCTTTAAGATCAAAGTCGAGAGCAAGTGTTCTCATTACCTTTACGTTGTTTGGATTTGAAGCATCCAACGCAATAGGATCTTTAACTCCTGACTTGTTTGTTTGAATTGTTTTGAGAAGATCTTTTAAGGCATCTTTCTTTTCGTCAGGTATAAAGTCGAGAGCATCAACCTCATCATCTGATTTAGGAAAATGTATATAGCCGCCAGTGGCTTCATTTAGGTGCTGCTTAAACGTTTGCATGTTAACCCTGATTCTAACTGTGTTTCTTTACAGTTATTTATAAAAGTTGATCTGAGAGGGCTGCACATAAAGAGTGGAGTAAATCCTTGAAATCCTGCCCCAAGGTTTAACTTACGTGTAATTTTGTTAAGCTGGTGCTTTGTCTCGTTGAAATAAAGCTTATGATTTGATTCTTTTTCAAGAATGTAATTATCGTCAACAACAACGTAGCTCATTTTATCTCCTTATCCATGAACGCTTCATACTTATTTGGTACTCCGTCCCAATCTTCAGCATCGGGTAACGGATCTTTTTGCTCGGTAATATTGTTATAGCGCCACTTGTCGCTATACACAGTATTAATTTCAATCCATTTAGATCTATCAGGTTCGGGCAAATCTACATCTGCAATGATAGCATCAACAGGACATTCAGGAACGCACACACCGCAATCAATACATTCGTCTGGATCAATTACAAGCATATCGTCACCTTCATAAAAACAATCAACCGGACAAACTGCAACACAATCGGTATGTTTACATTTTATACAGTTGTCCGTAACTAAATACGTCACATTAAATCTCCTGCAGAAAACAGTCCTTTCTTACTTTTTGTACCAAATGAACCTTTGTCAAATATCGGAGCATCGTTATCAGGCTTTGGCAATTTACCTGCCTGCGGTCCGTCTTGAGAAACTCCGTTCTGAGCTGAATCTTCAAGGTCATAGATTTTCATTTTTGCTCGGTCAATACCGACAACAAACCGACGGTAATAACTCAAGTCGCCCCAACGATTTTTAAGTTGCTTAATCATAAGTTGACCAAGATTATCAAGATCTTCTGATGTAATTAAGCCGAGGATACAGTCAGCAGTATGAGTGATCCCCATAGACTCAGAAGTGTTAGTAAGGTCAACGTCTGAGTTCCCGTAGCCGTCGCGGTTAAACTGAGAACTAGTAACGACAGCGCAATTATACTCCATAGCAAGGCCACGAACTTCCTCCGCAATTGATTTTACAAGTGTATATGAATTAGCTGCAGCGGCACCTTTTACTCGAGCGCTTGCACAAATATTTAGATAGTCAATAAAGACAACATCAGGGGTAAAACCACGTTTCATACGTAGTTCATTTAATAAATGGCGGAAATGGCCGACGTGTGCCGAACCTGTTGGATATTCCTTAACGACAAGCTTGCCCGTTGTTTTTGATTGAATACGACCAATTCTTTTTTCGTAAACATCTCTGGGGAGTTCTTTTAATTCGTCAATGGTAACATCCATCATATTGGCGTCAATACGTTCAGCAATACGTTCTTCGGCCATTTCCATTGTAATGTAAAGAACATTCTTACCGTGCATCAAATAGCTTGCAGCCATATGACATTTGACGAGCGACTTACCACCGCCGGTTGTTGCAAGGAGCACAGACATTGACTTGCGTGGTAAGCCGCCTTTAGTGACCTTGTTTAAAAGGTCAATATCAAACGGAAGGCGTTCTTCTTTCTTGTGATAGAAATCATATCGGCCTTCATAATCTTCAAGATAATCATGACCAATAGAAGTATCAAAACTAATTGAGAGCGAATTAGATAAAAGCTCAGGTAATGAACCTTTATCCAGTTCTTTATCTTCTCCATCAATAACAAGGATTGCTTTGCGAATAGCATTAAACAAATCCTTGTCTTGACAGAACTTTTCAGTTTCACTAACCAGCCAATCAAGATTAGTATCAGGATCTCGTTTCATTTCGGAAACTTGATCCATTACATTCTTATAGGCATCTTCATTCAAATCTTTGCGTTTATCAATAGAAATTTTCAGAGCCTCAATTGACGGAGGCTCCTTAAATTCTTCAACATAATGTGAATAAGTATCAAAGATTTTCTTATGACTAAT